CAGGACAAACACAAGGTCAGTTGGTTGTACAAGGAATTATTAATCCACAAAACTATCCAATTGATCCAGCAGATATAGGTTGGACAGGACTGCAAGGTACAGCACAAGGTGGACAACCAAGTTTCGCCCAGATTGCTCCGGGTGGATCTGTTAACTGGAACGGTGGTGCATCAATCACGACTCAAACAGCAGACACTCAATCTTTAATGACATCTTCTTCCACTCACTGGTTTAATTTGGGTGGTAACAGAAACTATATGTATTTCTTAGAAGCACAATGGGAAGGCAAAGGACACACAGTAGGTATGTCAGTGACTTCAGGTCAATTCCCTGCCAACACAGTGGTTACACAGATTTCAGACAGTGGATCATATTACTTTGTAAGATTTTCAAACAGACACACAGGTGTATCAGGTGGTGAGGCTGTAAACTTCTCATATGGTGGTGACTTTACAGGCACCAACTACTTGTTCTTTGATCCAACATCTTGGGAAGCCTCAGGCGCAGTAGCAGGTACTGAAGTTGATACAGCAACAACAACAGAATTTCCACCAGGTACAACTGTACAAAGTGTACAAGCAAAAACAGTGTTTGGTTCAACAGAATACTACAGAGTTGACTTTAACCAAACATTTAACGGAACTATTTCGGCGGCAAGTTCAGTATCATTCTCTTTTGGTCAACCGCCTTACGCACAGCCAGGTGAAACAATTTTCTCTTTCATTGCCCAACCGGGAGAAAGAGCAACACTTGCCTTAGACAAGATCAAAGCCTTGACTAACACAACACTAGGTGGACGTGGTACGTTCCCGAATGGACCAGACGTGTTAGCAATCAACGTATTTAGAACTGCTGGTACAGGTGATGTAGCAGGAACAGTTACACTGCGTTGGTCAGAAGCACAGGCGTAATGGATCAACTTATCAAACATATATGTCCACAATGTGGCTGTGAACAGCACTGTAAATCTTCATGCACAGAATGTCAGGATTGTCCAGATTGTATGTGTGAGGAATGTGTTCCTACTGAATCCAAATAATTATTTTTTTTGAGAATCTCCAGGAATGACTCTGTAATTGTCTTCTGGATCGTCAGCGGTGCTTACTTCTGTGATACTGCCTCTGTCAGTTAAGCATTGTACTTGATGTGGCATTAAAGGCAAATTTCTCCAAGTTTCACCTTCTTTTATTTCTTTTGTTAACAGTGTTGCTGTTTTAGTATCTATCCAACTTAAAAGGAATTTCCCTTCATTTACAAACCATGATTCGTCTTTTGTTTTATGAAAGTGCATTGAAAATTTTGCACCTTTGCGTTCAAATACCATTATTTTTCCACAGTATTTGTCATTAGAGGCCCATATTAATTCATAACCCCAACCTTTGTCTACTTTTCCTTCTTTATTGATCATTTAGATATTGCTCAACTGTTTTATATTTTATTATAACATTTTTATTTAATTCTGTCAAATCTGCACAGGTGTAAGACTGGTATTGTCCTTTCAATGCTTGTGGCATTGGGATTGTTTCTATTTTGGCATTGTATTTTTTGGCAACAGACTCTGCTACTGATTGAAATGATGTTGCTGTGCCTGTTCCTACATTAAAAATGCCGCTGGTATCCTTTTCAAGCATTTGACAATGTACATTACATACATCATCTACGCACACAAAATCTCTTAAAAACTTGTCACTGTTTTCAAAAACTTTAATTACTCCTGTATCTTTTGCTTGTTTAGAAAACTTTGTTACTGGAGATGCTTGATCTCCTTTGTGCTCTTCATTATTGCCATAAACATTAAAATATCTAAAACCTTGTACTAAAATTTTAAATTCTCCCATTGCTTGTTGAACAAATCTATCGAACAGATACTTGCTCCAAGCATATGGTGATTGCGGATATACTGGACCATTTTCAATAAAACTATTTGTGTTTCCATACACACTAGCAGAACTAGAATACTGAAAATTTACACCCATTGTATCACACATTTGTAATAATTTTAAACTGTATTCATAATTTTGATTCATTATTAACTCTACATTTCTTTCTGTTGTAGAACTAATGGCACCTAGATGTATTACCCAATCATATAGACTAGGATCAGGAAAACTATTTTCAGTATATTCAAATTCAGTGACATCATGATTTTGATCTCTTAGATGTTTAATTAAATTTTTTCCTATAAAACCAGCAGATCCTGTTACAACAATTCTCATACATGACTCCATAATTTTACAATTTCTTCAGAATTTGCCGGAGCAATATCTTTTGTGAGTTGGTCAGAATGATGTGTAACATAATTGATGTTTATATTCACTCTAGACCTTGCGTTGCTACAAGTACTTCCTGTATGTTCCATATAACTTGGAAATATTACCATTGAGTTTGCTTCGCTTACAATTTTATCTCCATCTTTAAATTCTGTGTAACCATTATTTGTATTACAATAAAAAATTGCTGTATAACTTAATGGCACACTAACATCACAATGCATACCATGAGTAATAATTTTGTCTTGTCCGGGAATATTATTTGCTTTAACACGTAAAAAAGTATGAGGTTGTAACACAGCAAATATAGGTATTAACATATTCCATAGTTCTGGTCCTGTTACAATATTACTGACTTCATGAAATTTGTGTACAAATTGAATTTGATATTTTTCTTCTGTGCTAGATTGTTCCGGATTAACCACATGGTCTTGGTAAAACCAAGGAAATTTATCACTAAGAATAATGTCTGTTAATTGTTTAAAATGTTCATCAGATAACACATTCTTTATAATAATTTTATTATTTTTTATTTCTTTGTTCATTTACTTTGTCTACTATATTAGTTGTTGAAAAACCTTTCACTGTTGGAAATATTATTACATCTGCTAATTCATTTCCCACAGTTGTTTCCACAGTATAATCTCCACCTTTAATTATTACATTTGGTTGGTGTGTTTTAATTGCTTCAATAGGTGTGTCTTCTTCAAACACAACAACCTGATCTACCCATGGGAGTTCTAACAGTTGTTGCTTTCTTATAAGGGCATTGTTTAATGGACGACCGTCACCTTTTAATCTTTTAACACTTTCATCTGAATTAATGCCAACAATTAATTTATCTCCTTTGCTTTTAGAAAATTTAAGTAGTTCTAAATGACCTTGATGTAATATATCAAAAACGCCATTGGTCCAAACCACTGTATCTTCTATATCTGATAATTGTACAACAGTTACACCTCTGTGTTGAACAACAGCACTAGCACCCTTTAACGCCAATGTACAAGCATCAATTATATTTGTTCCTTGTTCTACATACTTTACAATTATTGCTAAGACAGTATCACCTGCACCACTGACATCTGCTAATTCAACAGCATCACCTGTTATATGTTCATAGGTATTTTCACCCACAACATGAATACCATTACCACCATCAGTGATAACAAGCCATTCCCAAGCAAACTCTTTTCTAAATTTTTCTGCATTTTCTTTTGTGAATTCACCAAACCATTGTTCATACTCTTTCATATTAGGTTTGACAAGATATGCACCTTTATAATTTGTAGGTTGTTGTTTTGGATCAACATAAACTCTTTTTACAGATGAAACAATATCTTTGACTAAAGAATCATTAATTACTCCTTTATCGTAATCACTTATTAAAACAATATCTTCCTTTTGTAAATTTTTAATTAAATTTTTGGTAGGTTCAGCATCAGTATATTTGTCTTCCTTATCAAGTCTTAATAGGTGTTGACCATCACTACCAATCATTCTAGTCTTTACTGTGCTTGTTTTGGCATCGCTACTAATGAATGTTTTGATGTTATTTTTTAACAATATTTCCTGTATTTTATGCCCTGGGGCATCGTTGCCCACCGAACTGTAAAGATGCGTGTCTACGCCCAAGTTTGACAGGTTTAAAGCGAGATTTCCTGCCCCTCCTACGTTGTAATTGCGTTTGCTTTCTTTAAGAACAAGAGCCGATGCCTCTGGAGATACTTTGGTACAATTACCTTGTACCCAGACATCCAACATAACATCGCCGATTATTTTCATTTGATTAATTTTAACATTTTAAACACAGTGTCTAATTTAATTTGATTTGTTTTGTTTTGAAAAGTCTTACGTAAACCTTGGTGTAATGGTTTGGGCCAATTACCAAAACTTACCCAAGCATATCCATCGTGTTCTGTGTTTAGTGAAGGAATAAATTCTTTTTCCACAACACACAAATAAGTGTGGTACAAAAAATTTTCATCATTACTGATGAATGTTTCCATTGGAATAGTTTTTTTAACTTTTTGTTCGCCTATTTCTTCTTTGATTTCTCTTTGTAGACCTTCCCACAAATTTTTATCAGTTGTGGTTGTGCCACCTACCAGTCCCCAAACATTATTTTGTTTGCTTTGCGTTCTGTGTAGTAATAAAAATCTTTTGGTATCTAATGTGTAGAAGAGTGCTCCACACCCTACAATTTTACTGTTCATGTAAGTAATTATATGACTACTGGATCTTCCAAGTGCCTTTTCGATATTCACCTTCGAAAGACAATAACCATTCACTACCATTCCATTTGTATTGTACACCTGTGTTTAAATTGGTAATGTGAGTGGTATCTGTTGTTGTGCTGGCATCAAAAATAACTTCCCAATTTGTACCGTTCCATTCTATGATGTCATTAGCACCAGCAACTAAATCTATATTGCTGTCACCTTTCCAAGCATCTGCACCATCTTCATTGTCTGTAGAGCCAATGCCTTTTAGTAACAACAATCTTTTTCCATTTTGTTTTACAGTGGATGGATCAAATTTTGTAGGATCTACAATAAAATCAACAGAGCCACTTGTAGTGATTGGTCCAACTATCACTGTGTCTGTAGGAATTGTGTCTTCGTCCCATTCAATTAATAATTGGTATGGGTTAGCCTCGTTGATTGCCACTGTGCCAACCACTTGGGCATCAATGCCTTCTCTATTCAAATATATTTTGCTTAATCCATCTTTATAATTTGGAATTGTTAAAACATTTCCTGTCCAGACTTCGCCGCCTATTACACCTTTAGTTATAATTTGTGCTACACTGTTCAATACATAGATGTCTACATTTATACCAGTTGTGCCTTGTACTGAGTCTGTGTCTTTTCTTACGGCTCTTCCTTTGTCGTCTAACTTGATACTGTTTTCATATCCATCTTGATATGCTTTTAGTTCCGGCATAGTTTGACTTAAATCTATATTTCCAGTTTGTTCATTGAATATACTTGTTATAATGTGTGTGATTACTCCTAATTTTTTTACTTTTGTTGGAGGTGAAATGTATATAGGAGTTGTAAAACCTAACGTGGCAACATCAACTTCTGTTTCTGTTCCTAAAGGAATAGTTCTAGATGAAAAATTAATATTAGATAATTCTACCACACTTAAACTTGTCCAGTCAACATAGTTGTCTGTGGTTTGTATTTCAAGAGATGGATTAAACAACATCATTATTTGTTCCATTATTTGTAATTTTTGTTCTGTGTTAGATGACCAAATATCAGCATTCAATGTTAATGTGTATGGTGTTGGCATTAATCTTTCCACAGTAACATTTTTACCTTGTGTATTCAAATATTCATTGTTGTTGGCATCATATGCTCTTTCTCTGACATGAACTTTACTAATAAAACTAGAATCTGCTAAACGAGTTCTATCCATTTCCACACCAGTAACATACACACCCATTCTAGGTACAGACGGTAATTTATTTTCTGAATTATCTCTTATAATGTGTGATACTTGTCTTGATATATCTCCATACATAACAGGAATAGTTCTTAAAGAACCATCTCCATCTTTGTATGAAAAATTACTCATCAGTCTAATTATT